AGGCGCAGGCGTCATCTGGAACGATGTGATCGATGGCGACACGTTGCAGGTTGGAACAACTCAGGCGTTCATCCTGAGTGTCGATACTGGTCTGACGGTCATTACGCTGAAAGCCCCGTGGGCTGGGACCACTGCCGCAAGCGCTCCCTATATGATCTTGAAGAACTCATGGGAGCGATATGATCCAGCGATCACTCAATCCTGGGTCCGTGACATGCTGCAGAAGATCAATGCAGCAGGAGTGATCTACTCGGTCGCCACGACGCCGAACCCGGACATCGGCAACAATGGCGACTATGCGCTGAGAACCAATTCGCCGGAGTGGACGCTTTGGCTCAAGGTCGGCGGGACATGGGTGTTGCAGGGTGACCTCCGTGAACCGCATGGCGTCCAGCAAAATGTCGCGTGGAATACCTCGATGGAGGTGTGCCAAATACCAACCGACTTCCTCACCAACAATGTGGCGCGGAATATCGTTGATGGATGGGAGGGAATGTTCAAGCACGCCACGGCTTCCATTTGGTCAACGCAAACCGCCGCATCGAGGGAGTTTCCACAATGTTGTTATTTCTCCAATGCGGCAAATTTCTCGGCTCCAGCGAGCGGCGACTTCGTGAAGTTTCGGCACAAAATTGAGGGATACCGGATTGCTCATTGGGGCTGGGGCGGTGATTCTGGTTTGATGCCTGGCAGTGTTGCGTCGCCGATTGTTGTGGCGTTCCGCTATTACAATCAGCTTGGACCTGGAACGATCTTTGCCAAGTTATCGAATGCCGATCAGTCGCGCTGCTACTATCATGAGTTCGCAATCGTCAACAACTGGAACTACGTCGCCTTCAACGTGCCGCCCGACACGGCTGGTACCTGGAACAAGAGCAACGGGGTTGGATTGACGTTTGAAATATTTGCCGATGGCAAAGAGGCTGCGCCGGTTGTGGCGCTCGATGCCTGGGGCACCTTCAACAAAGTGCAGACCTTCAACGCAACGTCAAATTTATTCAACACGGCTGGCAATGCGTTCGCGATCACTGGAGTATTTATCTCGGCTGGAACGCAGTTGCCGCTCGTGAGCGATCTGCCCAAGCTGATGCGGCCATACGACGAAGAAGTTCTCACATGCATGAGATATTTCTACAATGGCATTCCGGCGTTGGTCGGCGCAGTCTATTCGCCAACTACCGTGGTTGCGCGGGCGATGGCTTATCATCCAGTGCCGATGCGAGTTGCACCTGCCGTGTTGATGACCTCTCCGGTGTCTTTCCTGTCTGGTACTGTTGTCAGCGCAGCAACAACCATCACATCAAATTATTCAACTGCCATCAAAGCTGAACTTGACTTTACGTTGGCATCCGGCATCCAGTACAATGGCGCGGTGGCAGTAGTATATGCTGGTGGAGGTGGCAACATCAACTTTGATGCGAGGATGTAGTGTCACTCGGGCAAATCTATAATCTCGGAACGGTAACTGTTACCAACGGCTCGGCGACGGTAACCAGTTCAGGTGCAATCTTTGTCGATGTGCTACTTGGTGACACGTTACAGGTCGGAACAACGCAAGCCTACGTGTCGAGCGTCAATGCGGGCTTCAATGTTATCACGTTAATGGCTCCATGGGCAGGAGCCACGGCGACTAACTCCGTCTACATGATCTTGAAGAACTCTTGGTCACGGTATGATCCTGCGATCACACAGGCGGTGTTGCGTGACTTCTTGTCGAAGATGGCCGATGCCGGGATTATCTACGCGGTTGATGGTACTGTGCCTGATCCTGGAATCGGCAATGATGGGGACTATGCGCTCAAGACCAATGTCCCTGCTTGGACCTTGTGGCTGAAGGTGACGGGTACGTGGGTAGTACAAGGTGACGTGCGGCCCGCCCCGCCTGACCCTGCGTTATTTGTGCATAAGGCTGGCGGCGTTGATGCCGTTATGACGGGCTTGCTGACGTTGAGTGGCGATCCAACTGCACCATTGCATGCTGTAACAAAGCAATGGGCCACGCCGCTCGACGCGATGGCGTACAACGGAATGCAATACAATGGCAGCTTTGAGGTCAGCCAGCAATATGGCCACGGCAGCAGTCAGATAACGCCGGGTTACGCTATCGATGGATGGTCGCACGGTCGTGTCGGTAGCATGACTACGGGTCTTGGCGCTTATGATGATACTCATGTTCCAGGTTTGCAATACACCTTGGTGTTTCACACTACCGTGGCGCAGACGACATTAGGCGGTGGCGACTATGCCTTCATGGCTCAACAAATAGAAGGCTACCGCATTGCACGTCTTGGTTGGGGAACCGCCAGCGCCAGACCAATCACCATTGCGTTTTGGTCAGTGCATCAACGTGCTGGCGGTTACACTCTGAAGGTTGGCAACGCCACTTCTGATCGCAGCTACTGCGCTGCATACGTACAAGCTGTCGCTGGGGTTCCACAATATAATGTTATTACCATCCCTGGTTGCACGACCGGGACATGGAATAAAACGAATGGCGTTGGCATCTTGTTTGGTTTCACGTTGGCAAGTGGCACGATTTACACAGCACCAGTTGCTAACACTTGGTACAATGCCAACTACATCGCAGCCCCCGGACAAGTCAATGGCGTTGAGACAACAGCAGATGGTATTTATCTGTTCGGGGTATTTGTTTTCCCTGGCACCCAAGCACCCGCCGCCGCGCAAGCGCCATTGATCATGCGCCCATTCGATCAGGAGTTATTGATCTGCCAGAGATATTTCCGCTATGAGACATTTTCTCCTGGTGGCTTGTGGTTGTTTTCAATTGATAACTCTGCAGGCTATCGTCGCGCAACCTATCACTTTAATCCCTACATGCGGATCGCACCGGTAGTAACAATTACCGCTACTGTTGGTGGCAGTACGTTCGTATCAGGTCCGTCAGCAAGCCTCTCCACTCCGTATTCATGTCAACTTTCAGCCGATATAACAACTGTTGGTGGATATGCCTACGTCGATTCACTCCTAGCCAGCGCGAGGTTATAAGAGATGCCGAATGACGATTGGAGCTTTATGCCGCCAACGCCACCGTTTGTTATCCCTCCACCGGAGCCAAAAGAACAAGTGGTGACGTACACTTTCGCCAACGCAGAAGGCACTGCTGTGATCCGCAACGATGGCGCAGTGATTCCGAATGATCCAGACAATGCTGACTGGATCGCGTACCAGGAATGGGTCGCGCTGGGCGGCGTGACGATGCCTTACATCCAGCCACCGCCATTGAAGCCACCGCCAATTTCCAGAAGGCAGTTCTACCAGGAACTCGCTAACATGGGTTCAATTACCCAGAATTCTGCGTTAGGCACGATGAAGACTGGCGCACTGCCCAATGAGATAGATAACTACATCAAATCCTCCAACGTGCCGAATGAACGGGAGTTCGAAGCCAATATGTTCTTCGTTGGTGCGCAGACGATCTCCATTGACGATGAATGGGTGCAAGGGTTGGCGGCCTATCTCAATACCGAGAACACAACGCCAGAGGCAATGGAAGCGATGTGGCTACGCGCGGCAAAGCTATGAGAACAATCACCGGCAAATGTTCGCACTTTGGTGGTCCCCGTGATACGGGAGTATCGCCAAGCGAGGGACTGGCGTTCATCTATGAGGTGGCGGATGCGCCGCATCTATTCCTGCCGCATCAGCCTCCAGGAACAACAGGCCTCGCAAGAAGATTGAACCCAGAAGAGTTCTATGTTGCTTGCCGCTGGGACTATGATGAGACATCAAAGAATGAATTGCTCGGCATTATGGCATTGGTACGCTCGCCAAAGACCGGCAAACAGTTCATGGCCTATCCTGCGGACTGGGGACCGCATAAGGATACTGGCCGTGTTGCGGATTTATCGCCTGGGCTTATGGCGGCATTGGGCATTGAGACAGACGATGAGGTTGAAGTGACCTTCCCGTATGAATTACCAGAAGAGGCTGACATGGGCATCTATAATTCTATCGTGATGTCCTCTGGACACGGCAAATATGTCCGTGGTGCTTCTGGCTACCTCGATGAAGTTGACGAAGCTAGAAGTGTCGTGGAGAAGCTCGCCTTGGAGCTACGCATGCGCGGCTGCAATGTCGTCACGTTCCATGATGATGTGTCCAAGACGCAAAGCGAGAACCTTAATCGCATAGTTGACTTCCACAATAGCAAGACGCGGCAACTCGACATATCCGTTCACTTCAATGCGTACCAGACAACTAGCAAACCCATGGGCACGGAGGTATTGTACGTGACACAGCAATCCCTAGCGACAGAGCTATCCAAGGTCATCTCTGAATCCGGTGGCTTTATCAATCGCGGTCCAAAGAAGCGGACTGATTTGTTCTTCCTCAACAAGACATCAGCGCCAGCGGTATTGCTCGAGGTTTGTTTCGTGGACAGCGAGGCGGACACGGCGCAGTATGAAATGAACTTCAATCAGATATGTGCCGCCTTGGCGGATCACCTTGGCGGTGAAGTATCGAAGCCAACGCGACCACCAATGCCAATGCCGCCAATCCCAGAGCCAATACCTCCATCGACACCACGGCCGCCAATACCAGGACCGATGCCGCATCCGCCAGTCGTGGAGGCGCGCGTCAATATCGAGATAACAGGAGACGTAATAGTAACCGTCAATGGCGTACCAGTTTCATGAAACAGGAGGCCACAAATGATCAATACCTTGATCCACTTCGTCGTCTACCTAATCGTGCTTGGCGTCGTTGCTTGGTTGTTAATATACCTGGTCGACAATCTGCCAATGATGGCGCCATTCAAGCAAATCGCGCGGGTCGTGATAACCGTGGTTTGCGTACTCATCCTGATCCTCCTTCTGCTTGATATGATCGGCATCGTCGATACTGGCCGACCCTTAGTCCGTTGATGGTGAAAGATATCAAGTCATGGTTCGGGGAGAACCAAACATTGATACTCTTTCTGGGGGCGCAAGCCGTGGCTCTTGCAACAGCAGCAGCGGCGATCCTTGCTTACTCAGTCAAGCTGGAAACACGCGTGTCAATAATGGAGACGCGTGGTGCGGAATATTCCGTGGCGCGGATGGCAAAGATGGAGGAGCGCATCACGGTCCTTGAACAACAAGTCAAAAGCAACGAGGCGCAACTGCTACGCGTTGTCAATGAATTCTTAAGGGACAGAAGCAAATGAACGGACATGGTAGCAATATCGGTGCATTGTTGGACGTGCTAAAGGCGCAACCGCTGATGCTTGGGCTATTGCTGGTGATCTTCTCGCTGATAGGATTTGTTTATCTGCAATCTGCTCAGTTCAATAATCAACGCGCTGAAAACGTCAAGTTATTTCTTGACGTGCAAAAGGAGGTGCAAAAGCTTCTGAGTCAGTGCATCATTCCGCCGAAATGACTTATGAAACAATCAACTTCTGGATTATTTTTGGCGGCATTGTTGGAGCGCTTGGTATCTTTGTGATCCTCTTGTTGATTTGGATTAACTCTAGAGATTACTAACTTTCCCCTCCGTGACTAGCCCTGGCCGAGTGCTGGGGCTTTTTTTGTTTTACAATGAAAAGATTTACTACCGCCTGTCACAACCTTGTGATAGCCTTGTGTTGTTCGAACAACTCTCACCAGAGGTAACTCCAATGAAAAGTCTCTTTGGCGCTGCGGTGGCAGCGTCGTTGCTTGTTCTCTCTCTTCTTCCCGCACAGGCGGCCACTCGCACTCTCGGCGGCCAAGTCTGGACACTTGGTGGCACAGATCTGACACTGGGCGGTGTACCGGCTGGGAATCAACCGCAGAATGCTCCTTGCATTATTTGCGGAGCGAACCAACCAAATCAGACTAACATCGACCAGAACTTTGGTTACACGGACTACGGCAACCAAGGCAACCAGACCTCTGAGACTTACTTCTCTTCTGGTATTCTCAGGGACACGAACCTTGCTACCGACACTATCTCTGCGGTCAACTACAGCGGTCAGCAGATCATCAACCTGATCACTGCACTGGGCGGCCAGAATGCGTTCTCCATCGGCATTGATGTGAACCAAGCCAATGGGCAGGGCGCACAGGTGTTGGAGTCGTTCTTCTTCCTCGATCTTACTTCACACACGGTCATCGCGTCGTTCTTGCCGGCTTTGGCCGATGACATCGCACTTCCGACCCTTAACAATGGGACGGGCTTTCCTGACTATTTGCTCAATGGTCTGACGACCGCTAGCCTTGATCCAAATCATCAGTATGCGTTCTTTGCTCGCATGACGAATACGAATGATGGTCCTGACTCATTCTTCATCGTCCCGGCTGTGCAGGCAGTACCTGTTCCAGGAGCCGTCTGGCTCTTTGGTTCAGGCATCGCTGGACTCGGTATGTTGAAGTTGCGTCGTCGTAAGCAACAGCAGAAGCTTCTCGCTGCGGCTTAAATGAATTGGGGAGGCTTAATCGCCTCCCCTTTTTTATTTCACCTTAGCGCCAAGATGAATCATATAGTTCATCCCGTTCTTTTTAATGTCGGTCGTTCCTCCACACTCCTCGCATATACCAGCAATGTAAAAGCTATTTGGCTTGTCCATTGTTTGTTTACGTCCGCAATGCTGGCAGTTGAATTGTTGGTAAATGGCTCCGCCTTGTGCTAGGATCAATTCACACTTTTCAATAACCTCATCCCACGGATATAGTTTCATTTGCGCCTCCCGAATAGACCAAGCATCCCAAGACCAATCGCAAACAACGGCAACGTCGCTGGTAAAGGTACAGCCGCAACCGTAGGACCACCAGTCCAAGTACCAGGGACGATGCTTTGCGCAAAGCCTTGAGACCATCCGTCAATTCCATTTCTGGTGTACGGATCAATATATCCAAACGTATTGTATCCCTCCCAAGCTATGATGTGTTGGTCAGCGTCGAATGTTATTGAGAAGTGCCCTCGTCCAATATTGCTCGTGACGATTAGTGGGCCATAGCTCAAGCTGATTCCAGGGGCCCAATTAGGCAGCACGGAGTTCGCCTCCCAATTGAAGGAATGTGTCGTGTTTGCTAGTGAGCCTCCCAGCAGGAGAGCTTCATCAATGCTAAATTGTCCGGTCCAGCCTACTGTTGAATTTGAACCGTAAAACAATGGCTGTCCTTGGTATGTGTACGTCAACACCGCAGCATCGCCAGGTGTTGTTGAGAGTAGCGCAACGGATAGCGTCGCCATCCGCAAATAGCTATTCATGTTTGTGGTCCTTTTGTTGCATCGTTGATTATCTGCTTCATTGCGTCCCAGTCGTCATTCCAGTTATCCGCCATGTGGTAGATTTTTTCGAGTGCCTTGCGCAGCCGCTCGATCTCGTCGGCGGCCTCATCTTCAAGCATGATCGGGTGATCCTGTACGAACTCATCATTGGCGCGTTTGCGCAGCCGTTCAACAATGTCAGTCATAATCTCCTCATCATACACGGATTTGAACAACGGGTATCTTTGCCTTGGTCGCTCGCTTAATCATATCCTTAGTGCCCTTATCGCCGGGAAACGCCATAACAACATCAGGCTTCCCTTCGACGAGCATCTTTGCGTTTCTTATTGGTCCTGCGGCGCGGCTATATTTCGACCAGTCCGCAGGGAACGGTACGAGTTCTATGCCGCGTTCCTTCGCCCATTCAGCGGCCAAGGTATCGGCTCCTGGCGCCATCCCAGAGATTACGCAAACGATGGAGCTAAACTCATGCGCCTCATCAAGCTTGCGATACAAAAGCGTTTTGTTTGTATAGTCTCGCCCACCGCAGACCAGAACCCGTCTCATTTTATTTCCTCCCGCATTGACTTGGTGATCTTCTTCATTGCCTCGATCCATTGCTTGACTAGCTCTTTGTCGATCTTACTGCCGTGTCGGGCTATCGCGCCTGTGATCTGGTGCAACTCGTGATGCCAGTTCCAAGGTGGGGCGAGCCGATTGTCTCTCATGCATGCCCCGTCACTTCTGGTTGACCTTCAAAGCGCGCAATCATCTCCTTCATCAAGGAGATAATGTCGCGGCGATTGGCGCCATTGGAGATGTAGTTGACGCGGCCATCGCTGACTTGTCCGTAAGGGAATACAAGGAGCACAAATCCTATGTCCTTGTCCTTGCCTGTTTTGTCGCCGTTGTAAAGCTTATCAAGAGCCGTCGCGATTGAGTTCATCCTTATTGATTCTTCTTCGACAGAATTCATTTGTCGTTCTCCCCTAGTTCGATCTTGGCGAGCGATACCTTGACGCGGCGATTTCTTGAACTTGTGCTTATTGTGTTCTTGAGAAGCCCCCATTGCATACGTTTGTCGTGGTTGTCGTTGCGCGTTTTGCGGTTCTTAAAGTCTTTCATATGGCGCATTGAGGCTCTCATTTTGGTGACCTGCCGCTGACCTTGCCTAGGACGAGACTGTCTGAACCATCGTTCGACGGATGGGTGACGATCTTGTGATCAGCGGCAGCACCATTGCCGGGTTTTACCGGCGCAGCCCTTCGATGATAGCGACTTGGCTTCTGCCGCAAAAGGCTATCTTGCTCCTTGCTGTCGTCTAGCACCGCGGAGAATAAATTATCCTTGACTATGATCGTCAAGATCGCATTCATTAATCGCGCGGGAGTTATCCGATACTTTTTTGCGCGATCCGCATAGGCATCGTGGACGCTCTTGTACATCGCGACATGCGCCACGGTCCGTGGTGATGACTCGATTGGCGGGAGCAGAAGGCTGATACCGTTATTGGAACAGAGTACCTTGATCGTGCTCGGTGTCGTGCCGATGATTCTGGCGATTTCAGTAACAGGCTTCCCGCTCTCAACCAGCTGGCGTAGCTCGCTGATATTGATGAATGGTTTATTCATACCAACACCTCCATATAATTACGTTTACCTTTTGTTACGCTATCCCTGAAAGCGAACCAGGCGAAAGCGATTTGAGTAGCATCGTCCGGGAGGCGATAAAACTGGCCGCCCTGCCTCCCGGTCCGATCCGGCCTCCGGGACGCGCCTACCGGCCTCCTACCGGCCTCCGGGAGGCCTCCGGAAAGAAGCCCTATCCGGGATAGGGCTAATTCCACGAAATAACACGCGCCTATAAGCCTTCCGGGACTGGGGGCTATCCCTACCTGCCTCGGTCCGGTTTATCGTGTCCTAGGGCTGTTTAAACGTGGCTAATCCGATGGGCCGTTTTACGGGCTTTTCCGCGCCTCCCGGTAGGCGGTATCTAAACACCGCCTCAAGGTCAAAAAAAGGGACCGGAGAAAACCAATTTGGGGATGCGTGACCGATCCCAAATGGCTCCTCCGATCCAACGCAAACGCAACGCTTACAAATTGACCGATCTCAAATCAATCGGCATGAAGTTGAAGTAGTACCTTGGACTGTGCGTGAACTCCAAGCATCCCTTGACGCCATCGCTCTTACGAACGACAGCGACAAAGGGCGCCAAAAAACCAAGCACGGTGAACTCGCGCTTGAGCTCCTCTGAGTCCCAACATGGCTCTTTTCTCTCAAGGACCAGTTCCAGATCGCGCAACGGCTGTCCCGTCTCAATCATCGTGCGGCGAAACTCCTCCGTGTGATCAACTACCATTGGTCACCTTCTTTGTGAACTCCGAAGCAGCGGCGCGGATCTCCTGGGACAGGGTACTGGCCTCTTGGATCTGTAGATGGACGAGCTTGCCCTTCTCACGGATCGCGATGGCCGCCTCAGCGACATATTTCATGTCAGCGTCGCACTCCCGCAAGGCCGCCTCCAGTTTCTGGATGCGGTCCTTGATGGCGTTCCCCATCTCCTCGACTTCACGAGCGGCATTCTCGTACTGCGCTTGTACAGCCTCTGCTGAGAGGCGTCCGAGGTCAGCCGCCTTCATTGCTGGGTCGTTATTGGTCCGTGATAGGACATGCCGCACGTCGCCTTCCAGCCGTTCTAAATCTATCGTATTCATATCAACCACTCCTTCCATGTATCGCCGCTGATTGTGGCGGCCATATCTATCTTGTCCCGCAATGCTTGGATGATTCGTGCATCCACGGTATCCGGGACGATGAGATCGATGTAGACTACTGACTCTGTCTTGCCTATGCCTTGGGTTCTCTCCTCCGATTGCGAGCGGTGCTCTAGGTTGTTCGTGTTCGAGAAATAAATAACAGTGTCGGCCGCAGACCAGCGGCGCCCACGGCCACCAGCGGCAGGCGTACCGATCATGAACCGACAAGCTTCGTCTGTTTGGAATATTTTCTCCTCCTCTTCTCTTGTTCCTTCATTGCCGCCCCAGAACCGGGCGACACAGCCCTCTCCAAACTCCTCCTCAAGGGCGGCACTTATGAACCGGACATTGTAGTCATACGACGCCCAGATCACGGCCTTGCCTTCCACCTCACGCAAGAGGTCAATCAATGCCGCGGTCCGCTTCTCCGGTATCTCGTGTAGCTTATCCATCTCATCCCGCGTGTGGCCGCACAAGACTTGATGAAGCCTTATCATCCGCGCCACGACACTCAGCGCGGTAACATGTTCCATTTCGGTTAGCTCTGCGGTCGCCTTCTCCTTGAGGCTTTTGTAGATACGCTTTTGCTCTGGCGTCATCTCAATATCACGCACGCTATAGAGTTTGGGCGGAAGGTCGTAACAATCTTCAAGCTTGACGCGGAACGAATGCGGCGCTATTCTGTCGCGTAGCTCATCCTCATTCTTATAGCCGACGATGGTATTGAACTTTTGGTACCAGATGCCGCGCCGGTCTAGCTCGTTCATTACCGAGTTACGATCCAAGGTGGTGACTTGTGTCATGACTCCATTGATTGTGACGCTCGTCCCAACGCGGCTTGCTAGGCGGCCTTGCAGTACTCCAGTAGGAAGCGTACACATTTTCTTTTCGATAGCGTAGCGAGCCTTGAAGGATGTGTATGTGCGATGGCCGAGGCTCCCTGGTTCGAGGAATTGGAACTGAAAGAACACATCGAGCGGCGAGCGTGGTGATATCAAGCCAGTCAATATGCGTCGATACTCCGCCAACGGACCTAGCTTCAAGGCGCGTTCAGTTCTTATGCTTTCGTTCTTTATTGTCGTGCTTTCATCGATGACGAAATAGACGCGGCGCTGTTTGAGGAAGTCTTCAGCAAGGCAAAAGGCTTCATCAACCGCAGACAGAGCCTCGATATTGATAAGCAGTAACCTTGGACCGTTGCGGGCTTGCATAAAATATTTACGCAATAGCTGTTCCTTGGAAGCATTTTTCTTGCCACTCCGCCAGAGATAGATTTTGAGTCGCTTTTTGAGCGAAGGATCGACATGATCCTCCACCGCGTCGATCCAGGTCCGGTACACGCCGGCAGGAGCGATGACGAGAAGGTCATCAACCATCCCGTCAGTCTCAAGTTGACCAAAGTCATCGAGCGCAACCTTGGTTTTGCCGGTCCGCATCGCCATCTGCAAAGCGAACCACTTACGTCCGTGGAGATACGCCAGTGCTCGTGCTTGGTGATTCCACGGTTGCTTCAATGGTTGATATTTCATGCGGCCTCGATTTTGTTTTTGACGATGCGGAGACGCGCCTTCATATACTCCCGGTGCTGGGTTGGAGTTGCCTGGCGCGGCGCAAGGTGCCACTCAATAGGGACGGAGCCTCGTCTTTTGGATTTGATTATGCAAAACGGCTCATTGTTATTGTCGAGCTTCCTCATGAGCGCTGATAGATGATATGTCACAGTCTCACGCGGGAATAGCGGACGCTCCTTGCCTTTTGGATAGAACGCTTCAACAAGGTCAATGGTATTGCGCGGCTCGCTACTGAGTAGCGCAAATGCTCGGCGTTCCAGAGCCGAGTACTGGTAGCGTTTGTCAGTTGATAGTTTGTAGCTCATTTCCGTTTTCCTTTTCCTGTAAAAGTTTTGCGTGCGACGACAACCTTGTACGGTATTGACCGAACCCAACCTTGGGACCGCAGGTTGTCTTTCTGAAAGCCGATCCGCACGCTAACCGACCGAACATGCCAAGGTTGGGTAGCTCTAATCAATCACAAATGCTCCTTCGCGAACATTCGCCATCTCGCCGAATGCCGTGGCGCGGATCAACATCATCTCGCCAAAGTCATTTTCAAAAGTTGGCGCTTGCCCCATCTGATAGTCATTGGAGACATTGACCTGTTCGCGGAATGCCTCCTCTGCGAGGCATTGGGCTACGGCCTTGGCTTCCTCGTAAGACCGCAAGCGATTGCGGCTCCAGTACTCAACGCCATTACGCCAAACGATAGTCTCAACGTAGTAGCGCATGGCTACCTCCTTTTATATTTCATGCTTGACGAGATAGTCGTGTGTAACAAAGCCACGACTAGCATCGCCACGCTCGTGCTCGGTGATCCAACTCTTACGTCCCTTACAGCGGGTACAATCCATATGCTTATCGTCCGCGCTCCATTCGTGATCGCAAAGCTTGGAGAGCGGATGCCGCCAGTCGATCCGCCAATGGCCCCTGACGCTATGAGCGCGGCGATGAGCGAGCGCCAAAGCGGTTCGGATGGTTTTGCGGTAGTGCTTTTGCGGCACGTTGATCGTGATTGTTTTGTGGGATAGGAAGCGCCGGTATTGTCCCCGTGCGACAAAGCCTTTGGATACTGCCGTGTCAGATAGCAACACAGGCAGATCATTTATCGTCGCAAGGAACGCCCAAATGCGACGCAGCAACCCAACCCATTCCCTTATTATGATTGCAAGTTTATCTGGTTTATTTGGAGTATGGACCATAGGCGAGAATACAAACGCCGCACGATCTGTATTGTAGCCACGTATTCCTGTTGCTGCGTAACCGTGAGAGATGGATCTCTCAGAGAACGGGAGAGGCTTCCAAGGCAACACGGTCGTATCATCCGTAGTCCAAGCAATAGCCATCGGGAAGAATAACAAATCCCTACTCTCAGAAGAGACTAGATGGGCGATGAAGGCGGTGTCAATCTTTGGATGCTGCTGGATGAGCCAACCCTCAACCTCCGGGACTTCAGATGAATCGACGTAGTTGCGTCCAAGCAACTCAGTAGTCCGGGCTTGATGTGCCCGGATATTGTATTCGATCCATGTTGTGCCGTGCGGTAATCTAGCGTTCATGCGGAGCGACTCAAGCATCCGCATTAGCAAGGCATGGTTCCCTTGCTCCTTTTGAAACGCTTCGATTGAGAGGTCAGAAAGGAACCTCGACATATTATCATCAAGGACGAAGCGACGGGCTTTTGTGATCGCATCACGCCATAGGCCACGCGCCTCAACAGGCCACAAGGTTGGGTTAGGAGAGTTACTGAAGCTGGCGCGGAATACTTCATCGTACAACGTTGGCGATTTCGGTCTCATAGCACACCCATCAACCAGCGCTGGCCCTTCTCCAAGCCAAGCTCATAGAGTTTTGGAGCGGTCTTATTGGCGTAGAAATAATCCAACAAGCCATAGCTATTGTTCTCGCGGATCGCCGCAGCGAGATAACTGACGTGGAATGGAACGCCGAAATAATCCGAGATGTGTCCATCATCGCCATTTCGGACAGTCGGATCAACGACAAATCCATCGTCGGTAACGCACCAAGCATGGTCGATAGGTAAACCATAACAAGCGACCTTGCCCTCAACGTAGGTCAGTTTACTATTCCTGAGGGCGAGTTTGGCGGCGTTCATGAAGCATTGCTTCCGTGCGCCGCGACGGCCCTTGTAGGTATCTGGCCCAATCTGATAGTCCCGTCCGTGAGTAAGCATAAACCTAGAATAGACGTTATTGCCACTTGGACGGCTGAGCCTGAACAAAGTCTCAATCGTCTCAAAATGCTCTCGCATATAGCTCATTGGTGTACCCTTTGTGTTTGTGTTTAACGCTTACATCTCCAGTATTGATAGCCGCCGCGCTTTGTATAGTAGGTACGGCCCTTACCACGACAGATGTCGTGCTTTGGAGATGTCTTTGGTTTACGAACCTCATCATACACGGGAATGGGAGGCTCCTCATCTTGAAGTGGCTCAGGCTTGTACTCCGGTAGCTCCATAACGATCCGTTCAGTCTTGACCTTGACCGGAGTAGCGAGCGCAAGTGGCACGATTGCTTCTTGCCATTGACGCTCAAACGGTATTGGCGTTGGAGTAGGAAGTGACCGGAGCGAGAATGCCCCGGCCACGACCATTATGAACGCTAGTAGATAAAGCAGCCTAAGCGGCGGCTTCTCCATTTGTCGTAGCTTCTCCAGAACCTTCCTTCTTGAGAAGCTTATTGATCGTGAAGCGAGTAGTGCCGTCATCATAACGTACCTCACTCTGGTCCGGTCCTTCCGCGAGCAACACACCGGACTGTTCCAGGGCCGTGTCATAGACACGGGGCTTGGTCGAGTTCACGTTGACGTTCTTTACCTCGCCCGCTTCAGCCTTAACTGCTTCTGCGCCCTTGGCCTTTGACGATTTGAACTTGGCCTTGGTCTCGCCAGCAAGCTTCTTCTCCAACTTGGCTTGAGCCTTAGCAAGCCGCAGGCCTTTGAATTTCTCGCTGATCTCCTTTGCCTTGATCGCCAGAGCGTCGGCTTTCTCGGCTTTTGCCTTAGCCTTCTCTGGAGTAAGTGGCTTGGCCTTTGCTACCTTGATCTTGACCTTTTCAGAAATGGCCTTGGCCTTATCCTTGACGGCCTTGGGAAGCTTCGGCATCTTACTAATAAGCTTGCCGCTTTGACGGTCCCAAGACGCAGTTAAGTTTCGCGCCCGGTTTTCCTTCATGCCGATCGACACACCATACTTGATTGCGGCTTCGCGTCCGCTCTCCTTGTACTTGACTTCAAGCTTACCAATCTTACTGCCTTCCTTACGCTTCTTCATGCAGCGCTCCTTGTGAATGGGATAGCGTGATCTTGTAGAGTTTGTCGCGACTGATAGAGATTGTGATTTGGTCGTCGCCTTCCTTGAGGTGTCTTATTAGGTCACCGACCTCATGGAAGAGTTGCTTCAGAACCTCCTCGACTTTCTCTGGTTTGACTTTCAACACGGTACTCATATCGTAGTCCTTCTAGCTTTTGAGTAAGCAAAGCGACTTGCTTAGCGATAGGGATGCGACCGCTGGTCGCCTCCTCCTCTGCGAAGCTATCCAATTCAAGGATAAGCAATCGCAATAGAGCCTCCGGGCCATAAGCCCGGAGGTAGGTTCCAACTTCAATCCTCATCTATCGCCTCATCACATTCGTAGTGCTCATGAATGTCTTTGCGATAGCGCGACATCTTTTCCTTCTCACACTTCAAGCAAGTGTAAGTTAGAAAGATACCGTAGCCGTCAAACTGCGGCTCGTGGATTTCTCCGGAGCCGCAGTTACAAGGTCTATGGCTATATTGTGCCATCAGATTACTCCGCTATAAAGTCCCGCCAGCAGAAAGACTACCAGCAAGAATACGGTCACAGCGGATAGCTCAAGCGTCGTTTCGATTAGTTCGCGCATGTTAGTCCATCCTTGATACTTCGAACGATCCATCCTTTTGGAGGATCATAACGATTGCGTAGTCGTAAACCACGATCAATTCATCGCGGAACGGAATAGCAACCATTGGGTGTAGCATTGGATCACCCGGATAGCGCAACACGAGACTATCCTTGATCAATGTCCATCCATCCATCAAACGCCAGCCACCCCCAAAGGAGTATTTGTCGTCAAATTGCACACAAGCTGGACGAGGGTCTTTGAGATCAAGGAAGCCTGGGATGATTCCGACATGATGCTCGCTCGCTCGCTTATTGAGGCTGACCATCACGATTGTGTCCTGTTGCTTCATTTCGCCGCCTCCGGCTTCGTGATTGTGACGATGCCGTGCTTGTTCCACCAACGCAGGATACGCTCGACATGGTTGCCGTATTTCTTGAAGCGGCCAAGTTTGCCCTTGGCTTCGCCTACGGTCTTACACGACTTCACCGCCTCGAACATTTTCGCGACAGCGGTCCCTTCGCGATAGGTCGCAGAGTTCACGACCTTCAACCGCGCATCGTCCACTAAGAGACGGCGAGACGGACGCCGGGCATTGACCTTCGCCTTTACCGCAGTCTTAGCCTTCGCAACGATCTTCTTTGCAGCTGTAGCCATTTTAGTAATCCTTCTACACGGGTTATGGAGACACCTTCTGATGCTCCCCATTACCGCGCTCCTTAACGCGGCAACAGGCAACAGTTCAGTCTATTGTCGCCTTTGCGCGGCGTTTCTTCGCTTCCGCCGCCATCGACTCATCCGTGATGCCGTCTTGGTAGCCTTTGAGATACGCTAGGCTGCGTACCTCCTCGATCCATTTGAGGATCACTTCCGCGTCGGTGGTACTATTGAGTAGCTCATAGACCTTATCAGCGAAGGCTTCCGCCTCCTCCTCTGTTCTATGATCTGGTTCATCTCTATGCGCCATTCTATTCCTCCTCCCGGACGGGCAAAGCCGCCTTCATCTCATCAGCCCACTTTATAAGGTCATCAGCGGCGCGGAGATATTCTCCGCGCTTGTAGATTTTCTGCGTGATGTTCGCCGCAGCGCTCATCATCAGCTTTGGCGAGTAGGAACGATTCACCTTCATCCCGGTCTTAGCGTAAAACCGGAGAGCGCTGGCTATCGTTATCGCCCGGAACGCCGCTGTGGCGTCCGGTCCGACATAGGACGTGATCTTGCCGTCCTTGACTCCGAGATAGTTATCATCCATGTTCAGATCCTCAATGCTACGACTTGGCGAGCCTTGTCGTAAGTCTCGCCGTCGCAATCGTCATCATCCAGGAGCGTATCGGTCCCGTGATAATCGGAACGCTCAATGCGCGCCTCGCCATCGACGCTCCGGACCGGAGGAGCCAGAACGGTCCGCCAGTGGTCGTTGGCGGAGTAGGTAACGTGGACTTGAGCCTTGGGATCTTCATTGCTGAGGAGTTCGATTAGTTCTTGAACGGTCATTTCGATATTCCTTCTGTGCGTTGGATATTTTAGGTATTACCTATTCTCCGGGAGGCCTCCCGGAGGGTAGGACGGTCCGGAGGCTTTCGAGGCCTCCGGAAAAAGGGACGGATAGGATAGGCACTTTATCCACCCGGAAACAGCCCGTAGGCGCGATTTACCGGGAGAGGCACCCTACCCTAGCGGGAGGCTTAGAAAAGCGCCCTAGGAAGCCTCCCTAGGGCTAGGAATAGGAGGCCTCCCGGAGGCTTAGAAGCGCCCTAGGGAGGCCTCCCGGTCCGGGAGGGTAGTAGGAGGCCTCCGGGATAGGACGCGCCTACCGGAGGCCTCCGGTTAGAAGCCCATCACCCGCGCGATGTCGGGCCACACTCGCTTAACGTAGGACGGATCGGCGGATTTGGACCGGCCTCGATTGAAATTGGATCGGTCCGCGTACCACCACGAGCATTCGCTCAGAAAGGTATAACACATCTCATCGCTATCCATATAGCTTCCCCAGAGCGTCATCACGGCACGCTCCATCTCTAGGCCATCGACCGTTAAGAGGCGCTGGACCTTTTCCTTTTCCGGGAGCGGCAATCCTAGGTTCGATCCACCGGCCACAGCGGATAGGACGATCAAGGTTCTCAAGTCCATTATCGTTTTCGTTTTAGATCGGGTCATGTTTCCGTTCCTTCTTAATCTGGTTGATGAGGTAGCGAAATAAATCTGGATCGAAAGCTGGCCGGTCTTTTTTGAAAACGCGGCACAGCTCATCGACCATCTCACGAGACGGGTCATCCAATTCGCGGATGAGGTAGTCATAGTGCTTCTTTCCGAATAGTGGATCGGTAATTGGGAAGGGACTACTCATCATCCCCTCCCCCAACATACTCCTTCAAGGTCCGCTTCACCCAACCCACCGGGTCAGTCGTCATTTCGTCCGTCAGGAAGATCGGCGGGACGTAAAGTATCTCTTGGCCTTCGAAAACATTCGCCAGCCGCTCCTTCGCGGTAGCCTGATGCCTCCGAAAGTCTCCCAGCGGCCAGCCGCCGCCAGTCTCAAACTTTTCAGTAGCCATCTCGTATCCAAATCCGCGCGCAATCGACGTGGAGGCGATACGGAACGCCGCACGGGCCAGATCCAGCGGCGCGGTATCTATCCGCCACGCCACCGTTCCCGACACGCCATTATAGCCGCCACCTAGTCCGGTGCCGACCCAGAGCTCAACCGCGCGATGGTCGCAGAGGAGGCGAACCAGCGCCAGTAGTACGGTCCCGCGATCCTGGATCCTTTTCGCGTCGATGCCGGCGCTAGAGGTCAGGTCCATATAGATAACCAGCGGCGCGTTATTCTTCGTCACTCGCTTCCGCCGACGCATACACATCGGCTGGCCCGCCAGATAGGCCGGGATATTCGGAAACGCTCCAACGACGTCATCAACCGTCTGGTATCCCTTCGACATTGGAACTTGGTCCTCGATTTTTTCCAACATCGCCTCGGACGCAGCGACCAGCGTCTCGTCACCGAGCATAATCTTATTCAGAAGCTCATCGAAGCTATTCCCACCGGACCAAGAGCGGTTCCGGGCGAGATAGCCCGTCAACCGCTTCTCAATCGACTTCACCGCCGGGATTACCTCATCACTTTCCAGGAGCAGGTAACGGTCCGGGCGCTTATCGTAAGTCAGGTCAATCTGTCTCATGTTACACCAACTCAATCTGTTTGCGTTGTTCGGGCTTCAGGTTCGCGAGGTAGGTCAACTCCGCCGCTTCATCGGAGGAGAAGCCACCCTCATCGATCAAGGTAGAACCGGCGAGCGAGGTACGCACGTCGATCATCACCTTCAATCCAACGGCTCGGGCATTCGCCCTAGCGCGACGGACACGGGCCAGCCATTCTTTATTATTTACGATAGCGAACTCCAGGTCCAGGTCGATGTCCCAGGAGATCTTAACCGGGAAGCGCGACAGGAACGCCGCGTCCAGTTTCGTCGCACCGGAATAGTTCGCGTCCATTCCCAAGCCCCAAGTGTTAGCGGTACAGATAATGATACAATCCTTGTGCCGCTTCACTTGCTTATCCGGGAAGGTCGCGACGCCATTCGCCAAGTGAGGGTTAACGGCGAGCAGCGCGTTCGGATCAGAGCGATCTACTTCATCGAACGTATACACGCCGCCAAATTCGTAGGCGTCGCGGAAAGGCGTCCGGTGATAGGTACCAGCGCCATCGATGAAGCCGAGCATCTCGTGTGGGAGAGAAATGGCCCCGTTAAAGTACCACTTCAATCCAAGCGCCTCAGCGACCTGCTTCGCTCCGGTCGTTTTACCGGAGGAAGCTTCACCGGAGAGGAAGATGCCGAGACGCTGGCCGTCCACGCCGCGCAGAGAGGCAATCTTCAGAAGCCTCTCAAAATTCTTATGGCGCGCACCGACAACCTTAATCGCCTTTCCAGTCTCAGCATTCTTTACGACGATCTCAACTTTCCGAGGCAGCCGCTCATCGAGCGTCTTTACCACGGAGGCAACAACGCTATCGGAAAACTTTCCGTCGATCTTTTTCAAGACCGCGCCAACGATCAGCTCAGGATCAATCTTCTCCTTGCCGACCTTCTCCATAACCTTATCGACGATCTCCTCCACGTTTACGTTCGTGCCGGTATTAACGTGGATGTTAGCCTTAATGTGCTTCCGGTTCGCCCTAGCGAGGAGCGTCCCAACGAACAGTTCCTGCTTTTCGGAAAATGTTCGATCATTCTTTCCCATATAGATAAAGTCGCGAGCGGCCTTCACGCTATTGGGCTTAACTAATCCAGCCTTCTCCTTCTCGATCAAAATCGGGAGAACGGACTCAAGAGCGGCGAGGTTAGCCTTCAAAGAAGAAGAGATCATTTTAGTAGTTCCTTATTTGCTCCGTGCCTCGATGGGCTTGGAGTCTTTCGGTGGAAGGAAAGGGACGCTGGGTCATTCCAGCGTCCCCCAGAGGTAGTCAGTTACTTAATCTTCACCGGCGTTCCGGCCAGCGCCCAGTTCGCATCGATCAGTTTCAGAAGAGCCACCCGCAGGGAGCGGTCCAGCTTCTCCTCCGTCTTATCGTACTGGTCGTCCAGTCGCTCGGCTTTATCGAAATTATTTACATAGAGCCTCTGAGCCTGGTCGCCAATCTTTTCGTTCGCAGCGTAGGCTTTCGCAAGGTTCAGAAGGGTGGTCGCTTCTTTAATCGTTATCACGTTCAGTCTCCTCATCGGAGCGGTATTGCTCCCCGATGCGCCGCATCCCGTAGGTGCGACGCACTAGGAACAATCCTCAACATCCCTACTACGGCCACGGAGGGCATTCGGGATTTCCAACAGCCCACCGCGATTGGGTGGGGGCTTCGAAAAAGTTTTCGTCCGTACTGCGGTCGCGGTGGACATTCGGGTGGCGTCGATGCGCACTCGAAAACTTTTTCGCTTCTTCTCTCTCGCGGCATCCCGCTCGATTTACTAACCCTCGCAGCGCTACCGATCCAGGTTCTCGGCTTCACTCCGCTCAGGCGCTTTTGAGTCCGCTTTCCGGGAGGGCTTTCCTCCCTGCGCTCGGGTTAGTCCCGAGTAACCTTTTTATCTAGCGTCTCACGACGGTAGAACGTCCGGTAAAATAGCCCTTTTTCGAGACAGATGAAAAGGGCTTTCGTAAGCCCTTATAAAATAACGCTTTTTTAGGTGCTAGTAAGAAGGTGTCATCCCGGAATTGTGAAAAACACCCAGTAAGGGCTGATTTCACAGGCACCGTTTTAAGTTTGAAATCCGATATGCCGTTCTATTACTTCGCCGTGCGTAGGACGGAGGAAATGACCTCCCAATTCCACATTTTCGGACCACCATCGGCGGCATAAACCCAAGGAGTTTTCTTCATCATATTTGGATCTGCGTCGCTGCCTTTGTAAATATAAATCTCATCGGCATCCCGGTTCTGGCGGCGGATAATTATGAAGCTCCTTCCTCCGTGGCGAGCGTAGGCGGAGTGCCAGCCGATTTGCTCCGGACGAAACCGGACGACCATCCCGGAGGTGGCTTTGTATTCGTTCCAGCCGCTTATCCCGGAGCTACACCAGTAGTGATCCGGGACACCGCCACCGCTCATCGGCGTCTCGATCACGACCCAAAAATAGTCGCGCAGTTGCTTCCGGAACATTGGGCGTAATCCGCCATCCATTAAACTTCCTCCGCCAGCCGCTCCTGGTCTTCACGGTCCATCCACATCGCGGATTTAATCTCGTGGCCGCGCCTCTTGGCGGCGAGCCGATAAGTCTGGTACAGTGGCCTTGAGATACGCTTGCCGTGGCGGTATTCGCCGAAATGCTTCGTGATCTGCGCGTGGACGCCGACAGTGGTAAGATAATCTTGGCTGTAATTTTGATTATCTGTGAGGTGTTTGCCGGACCGTCCGCTTGGAACGAATATCTTTTTGCTTGGATCCTTTCGGAGCGGAGTATTGAATGTCTTGGCGACATAAAAGCCGTTGATGAGAGAGGTAACGAAAGTCGCCGGATCAGATCCACCGCCAATTACGTTAAGACGCGGATCAATAAGTGGTCCATAGGCGCGGTCCTTGCCGCGCATGACGAGGCCACAGGCCGTTTCATAGAAGCCATTGAAAAATGGCTGGATGTAGCGTCCGGAATTTGCTCCGCCAAGGAAGCCCGTCATCTGGACCAATCCACATTCGGGATATTTCTTCAAATAATAGACAGCATCAGAATAACGCCGGCCAGTGGATACTCCAAGTTGTGTCGTGCTGCCGTTCGTGAAGCGGAAGTCATCATCAACCCATATCAGATAGTCAGCCTCGGCACGTTCCGCGAGCCAAAAGGAATGGAGCCGCGCCTCGACAAAATTGAACAGTGGCCCTTCTGGCGGCTTGCGATACGCAAAGTTGAATTCTACTCCTTTTGGAAGTGAGCGATCTATTTCAGCAAGATCATTAACCGTGTATGGATCTTGGTACGAGAGACATAATTGATATTTGTGCGATGAAACCATCGCGTGCCTGAACGTCGCAGCGACGCATGTCTTCATTTTCTCTGGACGATTAGAGATAACAACAAGGGCGATTTTCATTATTCAATCCTCCAACAACGCCATTTATCATTCCATTTGCGAACCGTGAACTTGTTATTATGTTTCCGGGCATAGCTCAAGGCCGCAACCCGGACCTTCTGATGCTCGGCTTTACTATCAACCTCGAAGCTGTCGCCAACCTCCATTTTATTGAACGGATATTTCCACTTGGCTCCCGGAGCAACCTTGGGAACGTCAATGCCCTTTGTGATTGGATAGTCCTTCATTGGTCTATGTCCCCCAGATATTTGATACGATCTACTGATATCATCCTGAAGTTTGGCGGGACCGTTCCCTTAATTGCGTAGATGGCTTTGCCTGGACGGCCACGCTCGATTATCGGCACTGCGTATTGTTCAAAGTCTTTGCGGTCCACCTTAACGAATATTTCATCAGTGTCGTCGCGGAAAAACATATTTAGATACTTGGTCGGTCCTGTTACGACTTCACCACCACGACGCCTGATATTGACTTCCTCATTTTCATCGCGCGGATTTATCCTGACTGCTATGGCGATCGCAAGGATCGGCTCGAACCTGCCGAATTTACCGCATTGTATGTCAATGAGATTATGCACCTTGCTGACGATGTTGATACTTTCTAAATCGGGATAATTGCGCTCGATAAATGCCTTGACGGGATAGAGTGTCTTGATATCTGTCTTGGCTTCCTTAAGACGATTGGCGATTGTTGGTCTTAGCGGTATGCCTTTCTTGCGGGCGTTGATTATCTCGTTGACGAACGCCGGTCCGATGCCCTTGATTGAGGTCAATGGTCCGATTAGCTTATTGTTAGCGATAGACCAAAGCTTGCCGCTGTGGTCCGGATCGACATCAACATAGTCGATCCCTTCGCCTTTCATCTCGCGCAACAATTGAATCTGGCGGTCTGGCTCGCTCTCTGCGTCCAGCGTGGCCGCCGCAAATTCCAGCGGATAATGCGCTTTCAAATAGCAGCAATAATAAGACACCAATCCATAGGCAACAGCGTGCGCCTTGTTAAACGCCCACGATCCCATCGAGCAAAGATCATCCCACATCTTGTCGGCGACACCTTGCGACATACCGCGTTTCATCGCGCCGATTTTCCAAGGATCACCGAACTGGTTAAAATATTCAACGCCCAACGACTTACTCATTGCCTTCCGCAATGCTGTGACTTGTGCCCAACTTAGGTCGCCTATCTCCCGGCCCATCGTTAAGACTTGCTCTTGATAAATCACAATGCCAAGTGTCTCTTTTAGATATGGCTCGACTATGGGATGATTGTAAAGAATTGGCTCGCGCCCTGTGCGCCGCTTACACCAGAGGTTTGCTCCTCCGGTAGCCAATGGACCTGGACGTGCCAATGCCGTGATCGCGATGATATCATCAAGATGATTAATGTCTCGGACCTGCTTGACGAGATTTTGTAGGGCGATACCATTGAACTGGAAGATACCGGCGAACTTAAAGTCATTGAGGATTTTGAATGCGAGCGGGTCATCCAGTGGTAGCTTCTCAAGATACCCATTGACTGATTTCTCTCCTATCAGCTCAAGTGTCCTTTCGAAAATAGATAGTTGTGTGAGGCCCAGAGCATCTATCTTCAACATATTGAGCGATTCAGCATCGTATTTATCACACATCGCGACATTGGTCTGCCCGTGAACGGCGACGTGATCGAGTATTGGGCTTTGCGTAAGTAACAATCCGGCCGCATGCTGCGAGGAGGAGTTCGGATGCCCCTCCATTTGCTGAGCGAGCTTCATGCTGGGAAAATCCTTGATCATAAGCCGGCCAGCGTCCGTGGACTCCAAGGTGTCCTCGATGGTTTGCCAAGCCCGCGCATCTCCCAGCGATCTTTCGACAATGGTATCTGATACCTTCGTCACCATCCATTTCGGTACACGGAGCGACGCACCGGCTTGGTTCAAGGCGGATGTCGGCTTAAAAAGAGTTACAGTTCCAAGACGTGCCACATGGTCCTTGCCGTATTTCTCCTCGGCATACTTGAATGCTTCAAAGCGCCGCGCATCAGAGAAGTCAATATCAATATCCGGTAGATCGGCACGCGTTGTATCGATGAATCTTTCAAAGATCAATCCATATGGAATAGGATCCACCGCGGTGATGTTGAGGAGGTAACATACCAATGATCCGCACGAACTACCTCGCGCAGGACCAACGATCATCTTGGTCTTTGCGTAACATACCAGATCAGCAATGATGAAGAAATAATCCTCAAACTTTTTCTCTTCGATCAAGTCTAGCTCTCTATCTAAACGATCACCATAAATGGGATCGGTTAGATTGATACCTAGTCTTTCAGCACCATCAAGGCATAACTCGCGCAATGTCCGGTTTTTCCTCGGAGTAAGTAGCTCGGCAGGTAACAACTTGGCGTTACATTTCGCAAAAACCTTTTTGCGGTTTGTGATTGCCTTCGATTTATGTAAATCGGAAGCAATCCTAATAGACTTATCCCATTCATCATCCGATAGGATGTACATTGGATAGCTTTGTGTATTGCTACGCTTACCAAGCGCAACGCGATATATCTCCTTGTCCTTGGCTAATGGATAATAATTCTCCGAACAGGCAATGAATTTGAATTTGCGCTCGACTGCTTGCGTGTATAAGCCTTTGGGCAATGCGGGACTAAGTGCCATATACAAATCTTTGTCAGATGGATCGAGCAGTTCAAGTTGCGCCCGTTCACCAGCGATCTTGATAACACCTTCTGCGTTATTAACATCCTCGTAACGGAGATGCGGGGTTTTGGCGGCGATGCTAGTCGCTAAGTGTACGAGTTGATTGAGAGACTTTAAGTTGTCCTTGGCGAGGAACGTCATATT